TTCCTGCTGATGGTAATATAACTGTTAATTTCATATAAACTTCCTTAATGCCTCAATCTTTTTTTCATGTGACCATGTATTAGATGTTCTAGCTGTTATCCAATATGTATAATCAGGTAAAACCACCTCTGGTAGTAAATCTTTTTCTTTTAATTGATGTTCACTTTTATGTTGATATTGTGTTAAGTTTTCTATCTGCCACACATTCATAGGGTGGTCTGATGTTGGTGGATTTTCAATCATTGTCTTTGCTTTTTCTACTACCTGTTCAGCAGCCTTTGGTGTAAATATGGCTGCGGATACACCACCTAGATAACCTCTTTTAGGTCTTTGTATTCGCCATTGGTCGACTTCTATGTTAGGAAATGTTTGTGTTTTTACTGCAAGACAATTAATTTGTGTTGCTAAAATATTAGTGTTCTTATAAAAAGGTAAATTTAACCAACGCAACAAATAAAAGTGTTCTCTTGTAGGATTTTCTGGAAATAAATCAGTAACATCTACACTATTAACATTATAATCATTACACTTATCATACATTTCTTTATTAGGTTTGTATAACGCAATTAATTTATAATGTTCAGGATAAAATTTATTTAATTGACCTGCCCACAAATCAAAATAGTGGTTAAAGTATATAGGGTCAGCTGCACAATAAATTATCATAACCTACCTTTTTAATATAATAACTATCAACAATATCAGATAATGGATTGCCTACCTTTTCTGTGTCAAAAGATTTCTTCAAATTATAATCTGGCAATTCTTTACAAAATGCTTCGTACATCATATCTTTATCTGCGTTACCTTTTCCAGTAGCACCTTTCTTAACAACACTAGGTACAACTGTATGGTAACCATAGTCTTCTTCAAGTAAACGATATTTAAGAATACCACAATTTTCAGCAATTTGAAATACACCTTGGCCTTTTGAACCAAAGGAGTATCCTTCAATGAAAATAATAGGTTGATTTTGTTTGTAATCTGATAGTAGGTCCATAACAAAATCTGAGATGTAAGTAAATCTTTCAATAGGGTCGTTCCATTCTTTATGTTCATAACCAGTTATATTCTCACTTTGTCTACCAATCCATTTCTTTTTACTTGTTAGGTAATGAAATGAAAAAGTACCACTTTTTATGTCGTCAATATGGACAGCTGGACTGGTTAAACTATAATCAATTCCAATCTTCGTCTTCCAAATCGTCTTCGTGTCGTTCTTCAATTTCTTCTTCATCTGATACCTCATGTCCACAAAATGGGCAAGTAAGTGGTTCTAAATCTTGCTCATTAATATCCCATATTATGGTATATTTAGTTTCGCAGGAGGTACATGCTTTTTTTGATTTTTCCATTTGCATTATAGTTTAAATTTTTTGAATTGGTCTTTTGTTACATCTTGCTTAATGCCACCTATAACATAGGACTCAATTTCAGTTTCTTGTGGTGCATTTTGCATACCCTTACTGTTTAACCAATGGTCGACCCATGGTAAAGGATTTGTTTTTTGCTCGTACTGTGGTGTTAGGCCGATTGACTTCATTCTTCGGTTCGCCATGTACTCTACAAATTGGTGTAATAGTTTTTCTGATAGTCCAATCATACTTCCTTGTGAAAATAGATATGTTGCCCATCTTTTTTCCTCTTCTACTGATTCTTCATACATCTTGTAAACTTCTTTTTCACAATCTTTTCTGATTTTGATAAAGTCTTTATCATCATTTCTATCATGCCAGTTATTGATAACTGTTTGTGACATTGCAAGGTGTTGACTTTCATCTCTTGCAATCATAGAAATAATCTTAGCAGAACCTTCAAGTAATTTTAATTCGCCAAATGCAAACGAACAAGCAAATGATACATAGAACCTTAGTCCTTCTAAGATGTTTACACTTACCATTGCAAGATACATTTTCTTTTTAAGTTCTTGTAAATCAACTTTACTCTTATCAAGGTGCCATCTGTAACCCATTTCAATTAGGTCGTCATAGGTTTTTGTAACACTCTCTGCTCGTTTTTCAATTCTATCATCTGCAAGAATAGTATCAAACACTTCATTAGGATTAGAATATAGATTCTTAATGATGTGTGTATAACTTCTACTATGAATTGTTTCCATGAAGTCCCATGTAACGATACAACCTTCTAATTCAGGATTAGATACAAATGGTAAAAATGCCAAACATGGACCTCTACCTTGTACACTATCTAGCATAGTTTGGTATTTTAGATTAGAAGTGAATATGAATTTTTGTTGGTCAGACAACTCAGCATAATCGTTTCTATCTTTTTGTAATGAAATCTCTTCAGGTCTCCAGAAATAACCTAACTGTTGTTGATTCAATTTATCAAAAATAGGATATTTCATATCACTATATTGTTGAACCTGTAGGTCTTCTCCAAAAAACATTGGTTGTTTCATTTGGTCTAATTTTTTATCTTTGTTAAATACACTTCTTGCCATTATTCTTTTCTTTCCTCTATATCATAAAAAAACTTATCGGTGTCGCCAGCCGTCCATTTTTGTTCACATTCTACACTATACTCTTTGGTGGACACATTGAAGTCTGGAAACTTCAACTCACTAGGAGTATAACTTTTATCATAAAATATCACTCTGTTGTTCGGTTGAGCTGCAAAGTGACCATTCTCTAATTTCAATATATTAAACGACTTATGTTGTGATGGTACTTCACTATAAGTCACATTTCTTTCTAAATTTGTTGAGTTAGCATTGTCTATTGTAAACATATACCAACCTTTATACCATTGTTTGCTTGGTGACAAATATTTACATTGATTGCCAATAAGCATTTGCTTTTCAATAATTGCAATATCATAACTAAAACAATCCCATAACTGCAATTCTGGTAATGATAATTCTCCTTTATAATCTTTTTTCCATACAAAAGCACTAATAGGCAACTTATCATATAAAGCGCCATACTCTGGTATATAAGTTTCAAAATATAACGCTCTGCCTTGTATCGACTTTGCTGTTACCCATACGCCTTCAACTAATTCTCCATGACCTTTGTTACCATCATACAGATACTCTTTCTTAACATACACATCAACATGAGGTGTGTTAACACACAAATATGCCATATATTATCTTTCTATATTGTACAGCTATCGCAATCTTCTTCAACTGCTAAAGTTGTGGGTTCGGTTACTTCTACATTATCTTTCCATCCAACTGGATGAGCAGGTTCATCTATATCACTTTTTGAATCATATGTATTCTGATAATAAGAAGTCTTCCAACCTAGTTTATATGTAGTCAATAAGTCTTGTGCCATAATAGACACAGGTACCTGGTTGTCTTCATAATTTTCTGGATTGTAAGACCAATTACCACTAATTGCTTGGTCAAAATACTTTTGCATTACTGCAACGATATTTATATATCCTTCATTCCCTTTCATATCCCATAATAGAGTATAAAAGTTTTTTAGTCTAGGATAATCAGGTACAACTTGTTTTAGTGTACCTTTCTTAGACTTCTTAATACTTAAATAATCTCTAGGTGGTTCAATGCCGTTTGTAGCATTAGAAACCACACTAGAAGATTCAGATGGCATTTGAGCTGATAAGGTGCTATGTCTTAAACCATGCTCTTTGATATCTTTACGGAGTTGTTCCCATTTCATAGACAGTTTTCTGTTTGAGATTTCGTCAACTTCCTTTTTGTAAGTATCAATAGGTAGGATGCCATCTGAATACTTTGTACGGTGGAAATACTCACAAGGTCCTTTTTCTTGTGCAACTTCATTACTAGCTTTCAATAGGTAATATTGAAATGCCTCTGTTAATTTGTCAACTTCTTTCCACGCTTCTTTATCATCATATTTTAATTTGTTTTTTGCTAGATAGTGTGCAAGACCAATATAACCAATACCAAGACTTCTTCTTGCTTTAGTTGATACTTCGGCTGCCTTAACAGGATATTGTTGATGGTCGATAATTTCTTCTAACGCTCTTACAGCAAGGTCACATAATACTTCTAATTCATCAAGAGAAGATAATTTACCAACATTGATTGCACTTAAAATACATAAAGCAATTTCTCCCTTACCATCAATGTGTTGAATAGGGTCTGTAGGTAATGTAATCTCTTGACATAAGTTTGACATGTAAACTCTATCTTTAAAACTAGAATGAGTATTACAATGGTCAATGTTCATTATGTAAATTCTACCGGTTTCTGCTCTCTCTTTGAGCATAGCAAAAAACAAGATTTGTGCTGACACTTTCTTTTTAGCAACACTTGTTTTTCTTTCTGCTGTTCGGTATAGTTCGTCAAATTCTTCACTTCCCCATGCCTCATAAAGTTCTGGTACTTCGTGTGGTGAGAAGAGTGTGATGTCTTCATCATTTATAAACCTTTCATAAAATAATTTAGACAACTGAATTGAATAATCTAATTTTCTAACTCTGTTATCCTCTGTCCCTTTATTGTTCTTTAAAACAATAATGTCTTCTATTTCTTTGTGCCAAATAGGGAAGTGA